AGCTATTATCCCCGTTCCTCGGTGCGGGGATCGGGGTACTACATATTGTGTCAAGCATTATCTAGGACACTATGACCATTATGGGTCGCGGGGGCTTGTGTGTGGGCGGGCCCACCCTAGTAAGGGATCCTAGAGGGTTTCGAAATGCGATTCTAATTAAGACCCCCCACCCCCCTCTATAGGGGTAGGGGTCCCAACATGTACCCTATATAGCATAATTCTCTTAATCATGGTAAGGATGAAAACAATTACGATATGAAAAACGACGAAAAAAATTCTACAGAAAATTTTAATTTGCCTTTGGTCGAGGAGCAGCAATACATCAGGGCCAAGAAAAATGTCATCTTAGATAACTTTAGAAAAGATCTTGAGTCTGACTTTTTGAAATTTGTGAAATACATGTGGCCAGATTTTATTGAAGGCCGCCACCACAAAGACATGGCTGAGATGTTCAACGCTTTGGCTGATGACAAGGTAGATAGATTAATTATTAACATGCCACCAAGACATACGAAGTCCGAGTTCGCCTCTTACTTTTTGCCAGCGTGGATGATAGCAAAGAATCCAAAACTAAAAATTATTCAAACAACTCACACCGCGGATCTGGCTGTAGACTTTGGACGTAAAGTAAAACACTTGCTCGACGATCCCTTGTACTCGGACCTTTTTCCCACAAGACTGATGGAGGACTCGCAGGCTGCAGGAAAATGGAAAACGGAACAGGGCGGAGAATACTTTGCTGCTGGTACAGGCGGAGCGATCACAGGACGTGGTGCTGATTTATTAATCATCGATGACCCACACAAAGAACAAGATTTAAGAAAAGATGGTAAGTCTTTTGATAAAGCATGGGACTGGTATCTATCAGGTCCAAGACAACGTTTGCAACCTGGTGGTAAAATTATTGTGGTTATGACACGTTGGTCAACTAAAGATATTACTGGTCAGTTATTAAAAGCTCAAATGGCAGACGATGCCGATCAATGGAAAGTTATTAAGTTTCCAGCCATCATGCCATCAGGTAAAGCGTGTTGGCCAGAATTTTGGAAACTAAAAGAATTGCAAAAGACTCAGGCAACGCTGACCCCATCTAGATGGAATGCTCAGTATATGCAAGAGCCAACTTCAGATGAAGGTGCTTTGATTAAACGAGAGTGGTGGCAGGACTGGGATTCAAGAACCTTGCCTTCACCAAGTTTTGTTTTACAAAGTTACGATACAGCTTTTTTAAAATCTAACACGGCTGACTATTCTGCGGTTACAACCTGGGGAGTTTTTGAATCTGAAGACAACGGACAACAATGTATTCTAATGCACGCAGAAAAATCCCGGTTCGAGTTCCCTGAACTAAGGCGCAGGGCTCACGAACTTTACCTGCAGTATAGACCTGACATGGTTATCATCGAAGCTAAGGCTTCTGGTCTGCCACTCGTGGCTGAACTTAGACGAATGGGAATACCAGTAACTACCTTTACACCGTCGCGAGGAAATGATAAGTTTGCGAGAGTTAACTCAGTTTCACCTCTATTTGAGGACGGAAGAATATGGGCGCCCCTTCACGAAATGTACGCTCAAGAGGTGATAGAAGAATGTGCTGCGTTTCCACACGGCGATCATGATGACTATGTGGATTCGGTAACACAAGCGATAATGAGATTACGTGGTGGTTATTTCATTGCGCATAGAGAAGACGAAAAGTTAGAACCGATTAACAGAGGTAATTTAGAATATTATGGCTAGTTTTGCATTTGGTAGAACATTATTACAGTTAGCAGGAAGACTTGGTGTTAAACCAAGAGACTTGTCTAGAGCTGATGATATAGCTTTCATTGGAACAGGAAACAAAAGTCTCTTCTCAAATTCAAGATTAGATCCTAGATCTATCGGTGCAAATTTTAAAAATAAAACAGAATTAGCAGACGACCAATTTCTCAATATTACGAACAGCGTTAACTTATTTAAAAATGGAAAATTAAATCCTATTGAAGAAAGAATATTAATGGATAACGTTTCAGACCTTGTTCGGTTTAAAGAAACAGGAAAACTTTTACCCAAGGGCGGTATCATTACCACCGAGTCTTTTAGAGAATTAGGCAGACGAGGTGCAAAAGGTTCCGAGTTCAAGGAACTGGGACAAAGACTTGCTAAACAAAAGAAAAATAGATTTCCAGATAATGTAACACCTGAAGTTAAATCAGCGTTAAAAGAAATAGATAATAAAATCGTGGCAAGTGGTCAGATTACAATGAAAGATTTTGCTAAATTATCTGAGATTGAAAAGAATAGAATTAGAAGAGTATTCGAACCGGGGCTCGAGGAACTTTTTCCTTTCTTAAAATTTGCAGGCGGCGGTATGGTTCCTGAAAGTTTTGGTCTAGCAAACATCCTGGCGGTATAATGAAAGAATTTATAGAAATATTAGAAAAAATAGAAAAACAAGGTAAATTAAAAAAGTATGATCCCTTGGATAAAAGCACTTATCCATCGGACCCTGAGCAACGTAGAATTTTACTCTCAGAGCCAGAAAAAGACACGGCTACAGAGATCTTAGCATTAGATGATTAAACGATTAACTAGAACCATTCCTCCTAAATCAGGGCCCACGCCTCAAGGGTTGAATATTCAAAATAATACTGTTAAGACTGTAAGATTGGAGAAATTAAATGGCAGAAGACAATATAGACAAAGCTTTACCCAACGTAGAGCAAACAATAGAATTACCTAGTGAAGAAGAATTAGTCGAAGCGGCCCAGTCCGAAGAAGACAAAGTTCCGAATCCAGAAAACACTGAAATCGTTCAAGGTGAAGACGGCAGTGTAGAAATTAATTTTGATCCCGCAGCCGCGAGTCCTGAACAAGGCGGCGATCACTATGCCAACCTAGCTGACTTATTACCCGATGATATTTTAGGTGAGATGGGTTCTGAGTTATTTGATAACTACACACAGTACCGAGCATCAAGAAAAGATTGGGAAGATGGTTATACCAAAGGTTTAGATCTTCTAGGATTTAAATACGAGATTAGAACACAACCTTTCCAAGGCGCAAGTGGTGCAACACACCCGGTGTTAGCCGAAGCGGTTACACAATTTCAAGCACAAGCCTACAAAGAATTATTACCTGCACAAGGACCTGTTAGAACACAAGTCATTGGTAAGACAGATCGTGCAAGACAAGAACAGTCTCAACGAGTTAAAGATTTTATGAATTATCAGATCATGGATAAGATGAAAGAATATGAACCGGAGTTTGATCAAATGTTGTTCTATCTCCCCCTATCAGGTTCAGCTTTCAAAAAAGTTTATTACGATGAACTCTTAGGACGAGCAGTCTCTAAGTTTATCCCAGCTGATGATTTGATCGTGCCATACACTGCCACATCACTCGATGATGCTGAAGCAGTGATGCACACGATTAAGATTTCAGAAAACGATTTAAGAAAAAAACAAGTGGGTGGTTTTTATAGAGATATCGAACTTAACCCATCTTACATGCAAGAGACTGAAGTTGAGAAAAAAGAAAGAGAACTTCAAGGCGTTAAGAAAACAAGAGATGAGGATGTTTATCAACTTATCGAATGCCACATTAATTTAGATTTAGAGGGTTTTGAAGATCGAGACGAGTTTGGTGAACCTACAGGAATTAAATTACCATACGTCGTAACCATCGAAGCAGGTTCAAGAGAAGTTTTATCCATTAGAAGAAATTACCAAATTGGCGATCCAACAAAACAAAAAACTCAATACTTCGTTCATTTTAAGTTTTTACCAGGTCTTGGGTTCTACGGTTTCGGATTGATCCATATGATTGGCGGCCTTTCTCGAACAGCAACATCTGCGCTCCGTCAATTACTTGATGCGGGAACATTGTCCAATCTACCCGCTGGTTTTAAACAAAGGGGTATTCGTGTCAGAGACGAAGCCCAGTCTATCCAACCTGGTGAGTTCAGGGACGTGGACGCGCCAGGTGGAAACATTAGGGACGCATTCTTACCGCTTCCTTTCAAAGAACCATCACAAACATTATTACAGTTGATGGGTATCGTGGTTAATGCAGGTCAAAGATTTGCAGCGATCGCTGATATGCAAGTTGGTGAAGCAAACAAACAAGCCGCTGTAGGTACAACAATTGCATTATTAGAACGTGGTTCACGTGTAATGTCAGCTATACACAAAAGATTGTACGTTGCAATGAAACAAGAATTTAAATTATTAGCTGATGTATTTAAAACTTATCTACCACCAGAATATCCATATGACGTTGTAGGTGGACAAAGAAATGTTAAAGTTACAGACTTTGATGAAAGAGTTGATATTATTCCTATAGCTGATCCAAATATATTCTCACAAACACAAAGAATATCTATGGCACAAACAGAATTACAATTAGCAAGCTCTAATCCACAGATTCATAATTTATATGAAGCTTATAGAAATATGTATGAAGCGATTGGTGTGAAAAATATAGATCAAATATTACCACCACCCCAACAACCAACTCCAATTGACCCTGCAGCAGAAAATATTTTAGCTTTATCGGGAAAACCTTTTCAAGCATTTAAAGGACAAGATCATAGAGCACATATTACCGTGCATTTAAATTTTATGGCTACCAATTTAGCTAGAAATAACCCAATCGTACTTGGGTCACTGGAGAAAAATATATTTGAACACATATCTTTGATGGCACAAGAGCAGATTGAAGTAGAATTTAGAGAAGAGCTACAACAATTAGCACAACTACAAGCTAATCCAATGCTTGCACAACAAGATCCTAACGTTCAACAACAAATTTTATCATTAACTTTGGCGATGGAGTCTAGAAAAGCAAAATTAATTGCAGAAATGTCTCAAGAATTTAAAGATGAAGAGAATAAAATCATGGGTCAATTTGGAAATGACCCCGTTGCTAAGTTAAAAGCTAGAGAATTAGATTTAAGAGCCGCTGACGACGCTAGAAAAAAAGATGAAGGCGAAGAAAGATTAAATTTAGATAGAATGAGAGCTATGATGAACCAATCTAACTTCGATGACAAGCTAGAACAGAACAAAGAACTAGCTATGTTAAGAGCTGGCGTAAGTTTAGCAAAAACTGGTGCTAAAAAAGTAGAGATTGAAGAAAATTAAGATGCCGTTGACTGAAAAAGGTAGAAAAATTATAAAATCTATGAAAAAACAGTACGGTAAGAAGCGTGGTGAAACAGTTTTCTATGCCTCGAAGAACAAAGGTGTTATAAAAGGCGTTGAAAAGAAAAAAACAAGGAGAAAAAATGGAAAAACTAGATAACATCAAAGAAGTTAAAGTTGGTGAGCAGCAAACTGAGATTGATCCTAGATCAAAAACAACTGCAGACCAAGCGTTTAACTTAATTGGTACAGGTGGACCTGAGCTTGAAGTACAAGGTCAAGGTAAAGTGATGCCTGAGAAAAGAAGAAAATCAAAGGCGTACTAATGGCCTGGTTCAGTTTAGCAAAAATAGCTTTGCAAGCTGGTAGTAAGATATATTCTAATCGTCAGAAGACGAAGATGGCTATGTCTGATGCTCAACTTATGCATGCCGAGAAAATGGCCCGAGGAGAGGAGCAATACCAGGGTAAACTTCTTGAGGCTCGTCAAAACGACTATAAGGACGAATTTGTACTCGTAATTATATCGGCGCCTATCATTGTGCTAATGTGGGCAGTGATGTCTGACGACCCTGAAGCGATGGAAAAGGTTAAATTATTCTTTGAATACTTTCAATCTCTACCATCTTGGTTTACTAACTTATGGATACTTGTAGTTGCGTCAATTTTTGGTATAAAGGGTACACAAGTATTTAGAAACGGAGGCAAAAAATAATGGCTAAGAAAAAAAAGAAAAGTAATCTTAAGAAAATTTTAGCAGCTGGTGCAGCTTTAGCTGGATTAGGTGCAATGATGAGAAACAGAGGTGATAGAGGTTTAACATTTGTTGGTCAAGATATGAATACAGGTATGCTTCCAACAGGCGATGCAAGAGTTGCTGAAAACATTGCTAATTTTGACATGGGTATGTCTAGAATAGCAGACGCTGGAGGTGTAGCTAACATGAGAAAAGGCGGAAGAGCCGGCTACGGAAAAGGCGGAAAAGTTTCAAAAGGTTGTGGTAAAGTCATGGCTGGCAGAAATAAAAAAACTAAATATATCTAAGGAGAAGATATGCCAAATAAAAGATATAATAACCAGGTCCCTGGTTTCAAAGAAGGTGGTAAAGTTTTAAAACCCGTAAAACCAAATCAGAAGGGTTTAAAAAAATTACCTAAAAAAGTTAGAAACAAAATGGGATACATGAAAAAAGGTGGAAGAGTATAGTGGCTGGAAAAGGTCTATATGCAAACATACACGCTAAAAGAAAACGTGGAGGCAAGATGCGAAAGAAAGGTGCAAAGGGTGCACCAAAAGCGTCTGACTTCAAAAGAGCAAAACAAACAGCGAGATCATAATGACTAAACTATGTCCAAGAGGTAAAGCAGCAGCAAAGCGTAAATTTAAGGTATATCCTAGCGCATATGCTAACGCCTACGCTTCTAGAATATGCGCAGGTAAAATTAAAGATCCGTCTGGAGTAAAAAGAAAAGATTTTAAAGGAAGAAAACCATCTGCAATGGGTGGACGAGTCAAAGCTGCTGGTGGAGGTTTAATGGAAGCAACACAAAGATTAAGAAGACAAGGTCTTAGAGGTGGTGGTTTCATGGCAAAGCGAGCAATGTTTTATGGCAAGTAACGGTTTAGATAAATGGTTCAAACAGAAATGGGTCGATATTGGAAGCAAGCGAAAAGATGGTTCGTTTGCAAAGTGTGGCCGTTCAAAACAAAAAGCGGACGCGAAACGGAAGTATCCAAAATGCGTGCCTCTTGCCAAAGCCACACGGATGAGCGACTCGCAGCGGGCGTCTGCTGTCAAACGAAAAAGAGCGGCAGGTAATACTGGACCTAAACCAACGAATGTAAAAACATTCGCTGGTAGAAAGAAAATGGGATTAGGTGGATTAGTATGAGAAACGATTTTCAAGTAAGAGAACAACTAGCAAAAGGCGGAATGCCAGCTAGAAATAAAAAAAACTTTAGACCGACAAAGTCTGGAGCAGGCATGACAGAAGCTGGGGTCAAGGCCTATAGAAGAATGAATCCCGGCTCTAAACTAAAAACAGCTGTGACTGGAAAAGTGAAGCCAGGATCAAAAGCTGCTAATCGCAGAAAATCATACTGCGCAAGATCACTAGGACAAATGAAGAAGTTCCCTAAAGCAGCCAAAGATCCAAACTCACGTCTTCGTCAAGCAAGAAGGAGATGGAAATGTTAAAAAAGAAAAAGATTAAAAAAGTAATCAAAGGTTTGCAAAAAGCATCAAAGACACATGCAAAGCAAGCTAAAACATTAAAGGGAGTTATCAATGGCGGATCCAAGAGTAGGAACAGGTAAAAAACCAAAAGGATCTGGAAGGAGGTTATACACAGATGAAAATCCAAAAGATACTGTCGGAATTAAATTTGCAACTCCGAGTGATGCTCGCAGGACGGTCGCGAAGGTTAAAAAGGTTAATAAGACGTTTGCGAGGAAAATTCAGATTTTAACTGTTGGTGAACAGCGCGCCAAGGTTATGGGTAAAAGACAAGTCGCTGCAATATTTAAGAAAGGAAAGGAGAGTATAAGAAATGCTAGAAGCACTAAAAAAAAGATATGAGGCACATATTGCTGAATCAATAGCAACAATTAATATTTATCTTAAGAGTCCGGTAGGTATTGGTGAACATCCACAACATTTAGATGAGATTAATAAACTTTTACAGGTGATTGTAGATGCAGAAGAAAAAATAAAAGTAATAGAAAGGTGGGTTAAATAATGGACGGAATGGAAATAATAGGAAAGCTTAGAAAGCTTATAACTCAACGATATGAGGATATCGTTGCAGCCCTAACTAGTGGCGGTGTTGACAATATGGAAAAATATAACTATATGTTGGGACAGATACGAACGTATCAATATATTATTCAGGAGATATCTAGCCTGCTAAAACAAAAGGAGCAAAATGACAAAGACGGAACAATCATCAACATCAAAAGAGATTCCTAAACATAGGAACGCACTTATAGAAAAATACGAAAAAGAACCTGAAAAGACAATAACATCAGAGTCGACAAAGCTCCCTAAACCTACGGGTTGGAGAATGTTGGTATTGCCTTTTAAAATGAATACTAAAACTAAAGGTGGAATTATTTTAGCCGAGACATCTTTAGAAAAACAACAAGTTGCATCGCAATGTGGACTCGTACTTAGAATGGGACCAGATTGTTACGGAGACAAAGAAAGATACCCAGACGGTCCTTGGTGCAAGGAAAAGGATTGGGTGATCTTTGCAAGATATGCAGGATCAAGAATAAAGATAGAAGGGGGTGAAGTTAGAATGTTAAACGACGATGAGATTCTAGCGACCGTGGATAACCCAGAAGATATCATCCACGAATTTTAATCAACATAGGAGGAACTATGCAAGACGCACAAGAAAAAACAGTCGACATTGATACATCAGGCCCTGGTGCTGAAGTTCAATTAGAAGAAAATAAAAAACCAGAAAATGAAACAATTGAGGTTCAAGATGAAACAACTATTGAAGACAACGTTAAGTCCGATGGTGCATCTGAGAAATCTGATGAGCAGTTGGATGTTCGAAGTGATGAGAACAGTGAAGAACAAAAGACAGAGAAGAAGGAAGAAGTAAAAGACGAACACGAAAAGTATAGTGAAGGCGTTCAAAAAAGAATTGCTAAACTAACTAAAAAAATGCGTGAGGCTGAAAGACAAAGAGAAGAGGCTTTAGCATTTGCTAGAAGAATACAAGATGAAAACAAATCTTTAAATTCTAAAGTGAACGTTTTAGATACAGACTATGTTTCCGAAATGGAAGGCAGAGTTAAATCTTCTTTATTAGCTGCACAACAAAAGTTAATCGCTGCTAGAGATGCAAACGATAAAAAAGCAGAAGTAGAAGCTTTAACCTCTATTTCTCAACTTGGTTATGAGCAAGCAAAAGTTGCTGAACTTAAAACCAAACAAGAAATGGAAAAGAAAGCAGCGGCTGAAAAACCTAAGGAAGAGGCTAAACCTTTCCAACCAACAGCACCAGCACCTGATCCAAGAGCAGAGGATTGGGCGACTAAGAATGATTGGTTTGGTAAAGATAACGCCATGACTTACACTGCTTTTGATCTTCACAGGAAACTAACTGAAGAAGAGGGCTTCGATCCACAAACAGACGAATATTATAAGGAAATCGACAAAAGAATAAGACTTGAATTTCCCCATAAATTTGATAAACCTGTGGAGAAGACGACAAGTAAACCTACACAAACCGTTGCATCTGCAACGCGTAGTCTAAAGACTGGTCGCAGATCGGTAAAACTCACACCAAGCCAAGTAGCAATTGCTAAAAAATTAGGTGTGCCACTAGAAGAATATGCGAAACAACTGATAAACACGAAGGAGGTATAGGCATATGACAGATAAACAACCAACTCGTGCGAGCCAAACAAGAGAGAAAACAGAACGAAAAAAAGTTTGGACTCCACCATCGTACTTAGATACACCCAACGCGCCGGACGGATTCCGACACAGATGGGTCAGGACGGAAGTTCTCGGGTACGTCGATACTAAAAATGTACAAGGAAGATTAAGGTCCGGGTACGAATTAGTTAGAGCAGACGAATACGGCGAGGATGACTATCCAGTGATCACAGAAGGCAAATATTCTGGGGTGATCGGGCACGGAGGCCTTGTGCTGACAAGGGTACCAAATGAGATTGCGCAACAACGTGCGAAGTACTACGCTGACTTAGCGAAGGAAAACGTTGAAGCAGTCGATAACGATCTCATGAAGGAACAGGACAGAAGAATGCCTATCAATATTGATAAGCAGTCTCGTACAACCTTCGGTGGCAAGAAAAGTTAATTTTTTAACAATTCAAACCAACGAGTAAACTAAACAAGGAGAAACGAAAATGGCAAACGCGTCATCAACAGGTTTCGGATTGAAACCTTTAAAGAAAGCGGGTCAGAATAGAGATGCCGGTGGATTAGGAGAATATCCAGTAGCAGCTTCCTCTACAGCTATCTACAACCAAGATATGGTTGCAATGGCTAACACAGGAAATGCAGCAGTAGCTGCAGCAGCTACGGAGAACAACCTAGGTTCACTTAACGGTGTTTTCTTTACGGACGCTTCTACAAGCAAGCCAACGTTTCAAAACCACTTATTAGGCTCTAACACAGCAACTGATATTGTGGCGTTTGTAACTGATGATCCACACCAGATTTATGAGATTAGATCAAATAACTCTAGTGCATCAGCTCAAACTGACGTTGGTAATACAGCTGAGATCTCTTACTCAGCGGGTGCAACTCCTAATTACATATCTAAAACAACTTTAGATGACAGTACGTTAGGAACTACATCTCAACAATTAAAAATAGTTGGAGTAAGTAGAGACATCGACAACGATGAAATTACATCAGCTAATGTTGTATGGAGAGTCGTGATAAGCGAACACTTCTTCAAGCAACATACAGGTATCTAATAGGAGGATATAATTATGGCGATATCACGTAATCAACTAGTTAAAGAACTAGAGCCAGGATTGAATGCCCTATTCGGCCTGGAATACAAAAGGTATGAAAATCAGCATGCTGAAATTTATACTACAGAGTCATCTGACAGAGCTTTTGAAGAAGAAGTTATGTTGTCAGGTTTCGGACAAGCGCAAACAAAACCAGAAGGTTCTGGTGTAGCGTTCGATAGTGCTCAAGAAACTTTCACAGCGAGATACACTCACGAGACAATAGCTCTTGGGTTTTCAATCACTGAGGAAGCAGTTGAGGACAACCTTTACGACAAACTAGCTTCAAGATATACGAAAGCTTTGGCTAGATCGATGGCAAACACAAAACAAGTAAAAGCGGTTAACCCGTTAATTCAAGGTCTTCCTTCAACGGATGGTTTTGATTCAGGTGATGGTGTTTCTTTATTTAACACTGCTCACACGACAATAGCGGGATCATTTAAAAACACTTTAAGCACGCAAGCTGACTTAAACGAAACTTCATTAGAGCAGTCGTTAATCGACATTGCTGCAATGACGGACGAAAGAGGTCTTAAGATTGCTGCTAGAGGTGTAAAAATGATTGTTCCAAGTGAATTACAATTCACAGCTGAAAGACTGATGAAGTCTCAAGGCAGAACAGGAACAGCTGATAACGATGTGAATGCGATTGCATCTATGGGAATGGTTCCTCAAGGTTACAGAGTGAA